GGTATAAATTCCGACTCACTCAACACACACAGAACGTCTATCTGGTGCTTCGATTCTGCTATCAGTCTTTGTAGACCTTTAAAGCAGAACTTTGTAACCTCCGGCCTTTTCCATAACGGTATAACTACACGTAACTTCAAAAGCTGTAGATTTTATAACTATGCACTAGATCCGTTAAGTACCCTGGAATCTTGTGCGCAATGTTCCCGATTACTACGGTTCCACGCTGATCATACAAGTCTGTTAGGACAAGTTTCATAGCGTGCTTGATTTCTTCCGGAACAGATTCAGCGAGTCCGTATCCCGCCACAAACCGAATTACTATTGCATTAGGATTTCCATATTCAACTTCTGGCAGGGTAACATCATACTTTCGAATGAGCCTACCCGGATCGTCTGAGGTCACAACGTGGAAATAATCTGCAATTGTCAAAGCGGTATCGTCGCCATCTACATTCTTGTAAGTGATCGATGTCACCGATTGAAGCGGTGCATATGGTAGTTTGATGCAGTCGGACCAGTTCGGTAAATACAGATCCCATGTCTGAGTAATCAAAGCACGGTTTAAGTATCTTTCGATTTGTCTTCGTGAAGCGGTGATAAGTCCCTGTATGTAGGTGTCCTTCGTAGAACTAGTCACATTCAAATGTGCCTTAGCCTCGTCCACGGTTATCGGCTCTACTGTTGGGGCTGTATGTAATACCGCTTTGTGCATCTTACCTGATATGTACCTTACGCTGTTTCGGTTTTGAAATAGTGGCTGAGCTTACAGGCTCAACCACTTGCTTAACATGGATCATGATTAAGTTGCAGATACCCTCATGTATTTCACTGGATGCTTACCAGCCTCCAGCAAGTCGCCGTCGATTCTCCAGAAGGCTACAAGCGCGATTTGATCGGTGTCACCGAAGCGCTCATTGAGTCTTACAAGACGCATGTTGTTCACTGTGCGGATGATGTACTTTTTGAAGTTTCCGAACAATGCGATTTTGGCGCTGTCGTTGGCGGAAGCTGCTCCATTTACGAATGCTGCCATATCATCATTGATGACATATTCGTAGTTCAGGATTGTAGATGGTGCGCCATCCCGGAAGCTTGGCACCCATAGAGGATAACCGACTGTAGCTGCTAGAGACACGCGCTTGATCTCCTTCAATACTGAATCATGGAACATCCATTTTGCGCCTTTGCGATATGCTGAACCCACCTCGTGCTCGAGATTCAGGAAGTCAGCAACAGCAAGCTCGGTGTCGTTGGCGGTGTTGTTACCGTGAGCTGCGGCAACTGTAATACCTTTTGGTTTGCTGGATCCATCCGCTAGTGTAGTGTAGTAGTTGATACCACGGCCCATGCGTTCAGTAAGGAAGCTTGAAACCTCACTAACGATATCAAACTCGCTATCCTCGATCAATTCAGAGTTCAAGCGTAGCATCCCTGAGGTGATTTTGTAGGCCTCAAACTGTTGTTGACCGAAATCAATATCCTCAGCACTGGTTTCCGCGTTAACTGCTTCACCAATCAGGTAGGCGCGATTCATTGTGTCGTCTACCAATGGCCATTCGGTCGTATTGCCTTTTGAGGTTTTCCATATACGGGATACCTGGAGCATGCCGCCAAAGTCAAGCATTGCTTTTTCCAGTTCACGCTGGAAGCCTGTTGCAATTGTATACCCACCTTTGGCATCAGTGGTGGATTGCACATTAGCGCGGGTTATTCCGAGTTTTTTGTACTCAGCTTCAATCATCGAATCATCGTCCTTCTCACTTTTAGCTGGAGACATGAACTTCCTGAGTTCCTGAGAAACCCCACCTGTCATTACATACTCCTTGAGCGCAAGATTCTCCATCTCTTTTCGTTTCTCCGGAGTCACATCGCCTCTCTTCAGAGTCTTTTCGATCTCGGTAACCTCAGTTGCCTCTTCGATTTCCTTCTTCTCGAAGTCTTCGAATTTTTTAGCCTGCGCCATGAGTGAATCATATTCTTTGTTCCACTCGTCAAACTTTGCATTGTCTTCGGCAGTTAGAGTTTCTTTCCCATACAGATCTTTAATGTCTCTGTATATCTTCTCTGCCTTCTTCTTCAATTCATGACTCTTTGCCATTTCTAGTTGATTTTTAATTCGTGTTTCATTACTGCCAACCTCATTGCAAGGCGGTCTTTTTTTGTGTTCTCGATTTTTTCGATCTGCTTTTCAGTGACCTTGCCCTGTACATGGTCGAGAACTTCCTGTACAGTCATATTTTTAACATCCCGTAGACTTACATCCTCGGGCATGAATCTCATGAGATAGCTTAGTGCCGCATCAGCGTGATGAGTGATTGATCTACCTACTGCCTTTGCGTTGGATGGGATATTGACAATGGAGAACTCGAGCAACTCCTGGCCTGAGAAATAGTAGGTTTCATTCTTACCACCCTGGCGCTGATCACCGTCACCATATTTGCCTTCGCCGATTTCCAGGAAACCGACTGAGGTTGCGCGAAGTGTACCATTAAGAACCTTCCGGAAAATTTTTTCTGCAAGTGGATTGATGTCCTTTGTCTCGAATGTTACCGCACCGATAAGTTTATCACCTTCCAGGAAGGCACGGCCAGGACCGAGTACATCGTCAGGGTTTGGCCCTGAGCACATATTATCTCCATATACATTGTGCTGGTATCCGACAATCGGATTCGCATTGAAGTTTTCGAGATCCCATCCCTTCATATTCAATACTGTCCTATGCCGGTCACGATCCGCTGAAGAAATAATGAACTCTATTGTCCTATCCTCTTCGGCTTTAGCGCGATCAAACTCCCTTATATTTCCAAATGCGTATTTTTTCATGCTGCTTTTTCTTTTGATGGTTGCGCTGGCTCCGGCTTTTGTCCGAGTAGTTCCACCGGTGACATTGTGCTGTTCATGAAGAACTTGTTGATTTCTTCGGTGTCGTCCATTGGCCATCCTTCTGCTTCTCTCGGTTCTGATGGTCTTAGAATACCGTATTGAACCCCTGCGCCATACACTTCGTAGCGTGTCTTGATATCACCTTTGATGAGGTCATCGAGGTTGAACTGAGTCATGAACTTTCCGCGCTCTCCCTGGAAGAATAGTTTCCGATCTAGCTCTTGTTGGAATCGAATAGCCCAAGGGACGGCGACATCCTTCGCAAATGATCTTTCCTGGCTGTCGATATTTGAATAGTTGGCGTCGTCAAGTACTCCGATCTTGTGCGGGGGCATCCGGAACCATCCGCAGATTTCAGTGCGTTCGAATTTTTTAGACTCCAGGAATTGCGCATCGTTCTGCGGGATAGTGAGTTGTTGATACTTGACCCCTTCTTCGAGTACAATGGTTTTAAACCGGTTCTTCGCGCTGGAGTGTTCTTTCTCGAATGAGTCTTTAAGGTTGTTTTTCTCTTTCGTTCCCATTGTGCCAGGAGTCATTAGTATCCCCGATGCCTTAGCTCCATTGGCGTAGAATGCGCCCTCATGCTGAATTTTAGCGATTGCGTTCGCGAGTCCTTCGCGCTGAATTTCAGCTGTACTTAGTCCAATAAGTCCACTTGTACCAAGGTTCTTCAAGTGAATCATGTCGTCGGACATGATTATATCGGTCTTGCCCTGATGAATCCACTCGTAATAGAGTTTACCACGCTCGGTCATCTTCGGCGTTACTTCGTAAGCCGGGAGAAGCTGTAGTTCTTTGGCGTTCGCGAACTTATCACGGACGATTTTTGAATACCCATTGCCCCAAGAGGCCGCCCAAATGAGCATAGACTGAACCCATTCGAACCGGTTGTAATAAGGAGATGGTTCTGCATGGAGTAGCCAGTAATTATTATGGGAGGTGTTGGCGCGTGTTGCCTTACCGACTTTTTCAACGACCTCTAGATCCATTGAAGCCATCGTTTCAGCGATCACCTTAATACAGGAATAGTAGGCGCCTACACTGAGGGCTTTTTCTTCGTTGACTACAATTTTTGCCGTGGTTTTCTCGCCTTGATCAATGAAGGCAGACAGGGGAGTAGATGGATTTTCCAACGAAGCGCGTAGCTCCGGATAGAAATAAGAAAGAGTATGTTTAATAAAACCCATTCTTCACCTTTCCCCCGTTGTGATACACAAAGGTTGAGAGATGAAAAAATGAATCAGGTAAACATTGTTATACTTGTGCGACTTTTCCTTTTACGCACTTGTGTTTGTACCAATCATAGGGATAGATTGCAATTTTCCTGTCAAACTCCGGGCGTTTATTGAGTCGGCGAGTTCCGGCGTATTCATTCTGCCAGGGATTTTCCCCAGGTCGCAGGCATTCTAAAAGGAATGATTTTTTCCAGATTGATGGTTGATGTGAAACAAGATACTTGCTTGTGTTGTGGAAGAAGAGTGTATTACCGTGGCTTTCGAGGCTGTAGTATTGGATAACGGGACTTATTTGCAGACGAAGTAATTCAAGATCGGTCATTATCTGCATCGCTTCCGATAAAGGCGGGGGCTTTTTGATGTAATGATCTTCCTGTAAGTAGAGAACGTATTCAGTAGGTATTTGGCGTAGGAGGGCAATTAACCGGTTTGACCATTCGCCGCGTCCGCTGTAAAGAATTGTCCGGTTTGGTAGATTGTAGAAGTGTACATCATTCTCACATGGAATGTCTGTGCCAAAGTATAACATAGAACGATCAGGCCAGTTTCTTTGTAGATCTCTGACCATTCCTTCCCATAGAAAAGAGTATTTACTGAACGTGTGAACCAGTACCGATAAATTCATCCCAGGAAATTAGGTTGAGTAAGTGCTTTCGGTTACGATCAAAAAAACTCCAAGTTATATTCCGCGTATTGTCATCGACCGAGTAGATCACGTTTGCTGAAAATGGTGAAACAACCATACATCCATTGTCTATATCGACGGTATACTTCATTTTTCTACCGATAGTTACCACGAACTTGTATACATCACCATTCCAGTGTCCGCGCTGTGTAGGCCTTGGTACAATAGTATGTTCTTCTTTTTCCGGATTACAATCATGGAGGACGATGAAACCCCAAGGTGCGAGAATCTTTAACGCGTTTTCGAAGTCTTTTTTTACCTGTTCTGCGGTGTGAAGACCATCAATAAATACTAAATCCGGCTGTATTCCGAGGTAAAATTCCCCTTCAAAAAACTCATCGCTAGTCATCAGCCACGTTGCTCCAGATTTAGGGTCAGGATCAACACTTACCTTTTGAGGGCAGATGATTTTATCAAAATTCTGCTTAGGATCTTGTACGCCAATTTCTAAGTATGAAATAAGTCCGTGTTTTTCAGCGAGGTGGTTTAATAGGTCTGTTCTAGTTTTCATATCTTCAATTTATGGTGATACCGGCGTGATTTTACGCCAGCGTATGGATCAAGTACACTTCCGATGTCAATAAATGTATGGTGACTGTCCGCAAAGGCATCGATAATAACCTCGCTCATCATTGAGGCGGCTAGTAATACTACCGCGTTATTTACTCCGTCGATGTGAAATTCGATTTGCTGCCGTACTTCCTCGTGGGATAACCAGCAATCAATTTGAGGGATTACAATGTGAACACAATTCACAAAAATGTTAGCCAGATGAATCGGTCCAACGAGAATTATATAACGCCCCTTCATTGCATCGATGAATTGATCGATCTTTCCGTCAATACTGGCGTTATGAAGCACGTCGGCATTGTACCAGGAGACATTCAAGTCACGACAAATCTCTTTAATCTGTGGCGTTCGGTCGTAACTCATCGAAAGAGGCTGAATCCCTACCATATACTCCGGTTCTGATAGAATGATTCGCCGTAGGTGTGCGCCTAGGTCTGGAAAATATGCGTGCGAGTCACAGTTTCGTCCTGGCTTATTGAAAATACAATTCCATTCTCCGTCACCGTACCGCGCAAACTTAAAAACCTTACGGTCCTTGAGCATTTCGCACATGTTCACATACGTTTTTTCGTCCGACTCCACGCCTTCAAGCGTCCATCTCCCTGTAATTTCGTCCCTACTTGCTTTGAAGTTTTCCATGATGTTCTTCTATTTCTTGCCACCTTCTTTCCCGTGCGCCTCGTTTCGATAGGTGAGGGATATGTAAAAACTCTTTTTCCCTCGTATAATTCCACTGAATACTATGGTGTACGCCTGGTTTTATGAAGTCGACGTACGCAAATGCTATTTGATCGCGTGAACTGTGATTTAAAACCGTTCTCCACCATTGAATACAAAACTCTCTAACCTTAGAATCGCGCTGTCGCATTAAAATTCCAGATGCGATAAGTCCGTTTTTCTTCGGTAGTCCGATCCTTTTGAAAAAAGTCATCTGGTCGTTGATGTGTGTCGGATCTCCCTTCCCTGCGCGAAGGCACGCCGACCCTTCGCGATACACGCAGTCGTCAAACGGATGCGCTATAGTTGTAAATGGAGCCTTAAACTTCCTCCACCATTGGTCTAAGTCGACGTTAACTATAAATGTTGCATCGATCCAGATTGAAAACTCATCCTGAATATGTTGGTGATACATGATCTTGTAATACCTGGCGGTTTTTGCCGGTCCGCACTCCATCACCGGCACTTTCATAATCTCCCAGACGTCAGACTTCAAATTCTGGTCAGTAAAACACACGTAACGCCACCCTGGAGTAACTACCCACGGCTCTTTTAAGTCGTCATAATTTCCGAATATGGCAGTGTAGATGGTTTTCACTTTAAATGCTCTTTGTTATGAATCCCATTCTTCAGCCGGTACGTATGCCAGACGTATAAATTATCCATTCGAGCAATCGAGTATCCTTTCTCCAAAACTCTGATCGAAAAATCATTGTCAACTCCAAGACACTTACCGTTTTCACTAAATTTGATTTCGTTCCATAGTTTTTTAGAAAACATCATCAAGAATCCGGAAATTTCATGCTCAATACGAGTGCATGTGACCTGATCACGTTGTTTCTCTGCCAGGTTGATATGATGAGAAATGTCTGTGACCTCTGATAGATACCCATTCAGTAGTTGATCTTTTGCTAGGGGATGAATGCGGTTCGTGTAACACGTCAATAGAGTTTTATCATAGTTATATTCTGGATACTTACTATAAAATTCGGCCCAATCATGCAGGATTTTGCCACAATCCGGAGTTAAAAACATAGTATCGTAGTCCATTAAACACGCCCAATCTCCATCCGGAATAAGGCTTATAGCCTCGTTGTAAGCGCGTCCAAGGTTCTTCTCGACGCTATAAGGCTTTAAAATATGTACTTTCATTTCTTATGATCCCGGTATCTGACTGATTTGAAACTTTCATAGCTGGAATACCGTCTACGCTCGAAAAAATGTTCGTGGACTTGTTCCGCTTGCTCGTAAGCTTGCGTATGCGTTACATTCTCCTTGAGAAAACTGAAAAACAATTCATCAAACCCGGTCGAACTCATCGAACACTCCTTCACCAACACCTTCGGCATTGTAACGATGTCACACGCGCTTCCATCCGTTGAAATCAACGTCATCTTTAGCTTCCCATCCTGATAAATTTCCTGCTTCATTTTTTAATCAAGTGTTATTACCCCTCTATCCGAATAAACTGATCTTTTCGGGCGAACCTCCATCCAGTTCCGCACCGCCATCGCGAGGCTAATCCAAGGATCTATTTTTTTGTGGTCCTTAGGCTTCACGAACTTTATACGCAATTCATCATCTTCTTTTGCTAGTAGGTTTTCAAGGGTCCACGTCACAATAGGATTCCCGTTGTGAAGGAACTTACCGCCCTTGATTAACTCCTTCATTTTCTTGATCCCGACACTCAGCCCGTATCCCTGGCGCTCTACGACTGTCTCGATCTCGAGTTCGTCCTGTAATTCAATAGCTAAGTCACGGGTATTCCATTCGTCATACCCCATGATGACGATTTGATTCGTGTCGTTTATTTCCGTGATCTTTCTCCGGACACCGTAAGGACCTACGTTATTACCTTCGACGATGCTGATGTAGCCGTCTTTCTCCCATAGGCTGTAGGGGATACCGAATTGTTTTTCAGAAGCCTTTGCGCTCGTTTCACTGATCCATAGGAACCAGAAAGGCACTAGGATGTCATTGTCCTCGAACAAAACACAAAGCGAACTCATGTCTTCCGTACTTGAACGGTCACACCCGAGCCAGCATGGTTCATGCGCGAAGTCTTCGAATTTTACTTTACCGGTGAGAGAAGTCCAAAGGTCAGTTTGTATCCATTTCGTCTCTGAACTGGTCCACTGTCCTAGGTTTAATCGCCTGAAAGTGTTCTCCCTGGCTGGATCATTTTTTGCTAGGAGCGCTTTTTTCTTTATATCGTCGCGCATGTTCTCCGAATAGTCAAATAATGGATTTGCTATGCGCCACGTTTCTACATTGTGAATGTCTGCCTTTGGGTCACTTTCGTAGATCACACACCAAAAGGAATCATCCTCAATTAATCCAGAAAAAAGGTTTTTGGAGTAGGTGTATTGTTGATAACAAATACTAAGCTGGTCTGTGCCAGGTGTTGTGATAATCCACCCGATTGGGTTCGATCTTTGTCCTGTAGAAGTATCTAATGTCTCAAAGAGATCCGCATTCTTAGCAACGTGCAGTTCATCATAAAACCATCCATGTGTGTTGAATCCATGCTTAGTATCTGACTTGGATGTGATCTTCTTGATGAAAGAATCTTTGTATACAATTGATGCCGTGAATACCCTTGCGTTTTTTCTGAGTACCGGGTCATTCTCGACCATTTTCTTCGCCGCATTGAAGAGCAACCCAGCTTGTTCGTCGTCGCCGGCACAGTTATAAATCTGCGCCGACTTCTCACCATCATTGAATAACATAGTGAGTTCGACCGCCGCCATCATCGTAGTCTTGGCGTTCTTACGAGGCATTTGGATGTAGACTTTGTTGATCAGTCTCTTTCCATTTGCCTTCTTTAAACCGAATACCGGGCGTAGAATTTCGTCTTTGAAAGTATCCGGAAGGATGAGAGGTTGACCGTACAAATCGCCCTCTACGTGTCGGCAATGCTTCTCAATGAAGGCTATTTTTTCCTCCGCTGCCTTAGCATCGTATTTGTATTTTTTCTTTAACCCCTCGAATCTCTCCCTCGTCGTCATCCTCTATTTCAGCAAACTCATTTCTGCTCCGCCTTCCTTCCTTATTGCTGGAACCCGGTACAAATCAGCCGGGGTCAATCCAAATTTTGTACACAATCTTTCTACTGTTTTGGTATTGGTGTCCATCACTTTCTCCCAAACCGGATCTGCCTCAACGGCAAGTAGTTTTTCTTCTGCCAGGAGTGTTCGATAGTACGCCCAGCATAGGCGACGCATCGGGAAAACCGTGGCTTTGGTCATGTACCCAGCGTTTTTAAGCACGTTCCCGATATCCCTCCAAACTACCTGGGCCTCAAGTGGCCAATCGCTCGGAACGTTGGGTACTTTCTCGAAATTCTCGTATGAAACAGGGGGTAAACCTTCTTTCGATGGCTCAAAAGTTCCCTGCATTTCCTTCTCTTCTTGCGTTTTTGGCCTCATTTTGCGGTTTTTATATCAAAAGTCATTTTTTCAAAC